TAGACTATCTTGTAGAGAGCCTTACTCTGAATGGTTGTTAAAATGTACTGGTAAGAGGTATCGCTATGCTCAAAAAAGTTAAATTATATGGTGAACTAGCTGACTTTGTAGGTCATAAAGAATTTGATGCTGTTATAAACTCTACTGCCGATGCTGTTAAGTTTTTAGTAAGTAACTTTCCGCAGTTAGAAGGCCACATGAATGATAGGTACTACAAAGTTATTGTTAATGATTACGATATTGGAGAAGACGAACTACATCATCCGATTGGAAGTGAAGGTGTCAGCATTGTTCCTGTAATTAGTGGTGCTGGTGGAAATTTTGGCAAAATATTACTGGGTGCTGCATTAATCGGAGGTGCATTTGCTTTTGGAGGGTTGTCATTCGGAGGTAGTTTTAAAGCGTTTGGAGCAAATTTAGCAGCAGCACCAGGTCTTACTAAAGCTGCTTTTGGTATAGGTTCTGCATTGGTCTTAAGTGGTGTATCCGATATGCTGTTTCCTATGCCTCAATTTAAAGAGTTTAGTAATGAAGAAGATCCACGCATTTCATTTAGTTTTTCTGGTGTACAAAATACTGACAGGGCTGGAACTAGCATACCTTTATGCTACGGAGAGATTGTCACTGGATCTGTAGTCATATCAGCAGGTATTGATACACAGCAAATTGTTGCAGGAGAAGCATAATGTCTAAAATTATAAGAGGTTCTAAAGGACCACCAGCACCAAGAGAACCAGTAAGAGCCGAAGATACTCTTAACAGTAAAGAGTTTGCAACGATCCAGGATTTATTATCTGAAGGTGAGATCGAAGGTTTTGCAACGCCATCTGAAAAAGGTATCGCTCGTAATAATGCAAATTACAATAATGCCTGTTTAGCTGATATTTTCTTAGATAACACTGCTGTTTTAAATGTCAGTCCAGAAGATCCAAACTTTACAACCAAACTTAATAGTCTAACTGATTCAGATTTTAGTTTTGAGGATGTTACTTTTATTCCTAAGTTTGGAGAGGGTAATCAAAAACCTGTAGCCAATTTAGAAAATGCGAATCTACAAAAAACATCTAATACTATACTGGAAAATTCTGCTGTTGTTACCACCTCTTCATTTGTTGATAGTCCTGATCTTTCTTTAGGACAACACGCAGCAGAAGTAACTATACAGTTTTTAGCATTACAAAAATTTGAAACTAACGGAGATATTTTAGGAACAGAAGTTAATTATCAAATACTGTTACAAACAAATAATGGAAACTTTAATGTAATTGTAGATGAAACAATTACAGGTAGAAGTAAAGATTCCTATTCAAGAGAACATACAATAAATTTACCGAATGATACTTTTGGAAATGCTAATTACACCCAAGCAAAAATAAGAGTAAAGAGAATTACTACTGACAGCAATCCAGATGAAATTCAAGATACGTTTGGTGTTTCTAGAATAGAAGAAGTTGTGTATACTCCTCAATCCTATCCAGATTGTGCGTATTCAACTTTAAGATTAAGTGCGGAGCAGTTTAGTTCTGTACCTCAAAGAGCATTTCGTATTCGTGGCATAAAAGTAAGAATTCCAGGTGCAGGTGCAAACAACTCTGGAACTCCTACTGTTGTTAAAAATCAAGCTGATGCAGATGCTTTAGGACTTGGTACTGTAAGTAGTTTTGGCTTTATACATTATCCAGCAGGTTACATATTTAATGGAACGATGGGAGCAGCCCAATGGTGTACTTGCCCTGCAATGATACTGCTTGATCTTTTAACGAACCAAAGGTATGGGTTGGGTGTACATATATCTCCTGATTTTGATATTGATAATCCAAGTGATGTTGATTTGTTTAGAAATATTGATTTGTTTAGTTATGTACAAGCATCTAGATACGCAAATGCAGATTCAAGTGTTCCAAATACAACTCTGACAAAGAAAAATTTAATACAACTTGCAGACGGTACGTTTGAACCTAGATTTGCTTGCAATGCTTCAATTCAAGGAACGGCAGAGGCTTATCAATTAATAAATGAATTAGCTGGTGTGATGAGAGCTTTTCCTATATGGCAAACAGGCTCGATAACACTTACTCAAGATAGACCTACTGACAGTAGTTATTTGTTTAGTCTTGCAAATGTTACTGAAGCAGGATTTTCATATTCTGGCAGTAGTTTAAAACAAAGACACTCTGTTATTTCTGTAAGATACTTCAACATGGATAGCAGAGAAATAGATTATGAAGTTTTTGAAGATACTGCTGCTGTTGCAAAACTTGGAATAATTAAAAAGACAGTGCAAGCATTTGGTTGTACATCAAGAACACAAGCAATAAGATTAGCAAAGGCAATACTTTTCAGTGAGCAAAACGAATCAGAAATTGTCAGTTTTTCAACGTCTATAGATGCTGGAGCGATAGTAAGACCTGGCAATGTGATTTCTATAAACGATCCAGTGCGTAGTGTTGAAAGAAGATCTGGAAGAGTTAAGTCTGCCACTACTACATCTATAACTGCTGATAGCGATAAAGGTTTATCTAGCTTTGCAGGATCAAATAAAACATTAAGCGTAATGCTTCCTGATGGTAAGGTGGAAACAAAAAATGTTATTGCTATAACCAATAATGTAATTACATTAGGCTCTGCTTTATCACAAACTCCAAGTACTAATTCTATATGGATGTTATCTAGTACTGGTGAAGAAGGGGTGGAACCTCAAACATTTAGAGTTATATCAGTAGAAGAACAAGACGGTATTAATTATGCAATCACAGCATTAACTTATATTCCTGGTAAATATGCAAACATTGAAGAAGGTGTACCTTTACCTGTAAGAAATCTATCCCTATTAAATCGACCAAAATCACCACCATCAGGTTTGGTTGCAGAAGAATTAATTATTGTAAAAAACAAACTTGCAATAGTTAAACTAATATTATCTTGGGGTGCAGTAACAGGTGTCAGTCAATATCAAGTTCAATATAGATTTAATAATACTAACTGGGTTATTCAAGATGTATTTAGACCTGATTTTGAAATAGAAGGCACTGAAGCAGGAACTTATGAATTTAAGGTGTTTTCGTATAATGCTGCATTAAGACTTTCAGAGACATCAACTAATTTAACATTTAATGCTAAGGGTAAAACTGCACCTCCTGGAAATGTACAAAATTTACAATTAGAACCAATAGATGAAAAGAAAGTGCGTTTAAAATGGGATCAAGCTGTAGATCCAGATGTCCTACACGGTGGAAGAGTATATGTAAGACACAGTTCTTTGACTGATGGTACAGGTACATTTAATAATGCAGTTGATCTTGTTGAAGCATTACCTGGTAATACTACAGAACAAGAAGTGGCTTCTCTAGAGGGTGAATATATACTTCGTTTTCAAGATGACCAAGGTAATTTTAGCGTTGGATCAGCGAGTGTTCTTGTAGATTTGCCAGATATTTTAGATACGCAAGTAATTTTAAGCAGTGCTTCAAGACAAGATTTATTATCAACTCCGTATTCTGGATCAAAAGTTAGAACTCAAGTAGTTTCCAATACTTTACGATTAGAGGAAGAAGCAACTATTAACCGTGGTATTTATAATTTTGCAGACATTATTGATTTGGAAAGAGTTTATTCTTTAGATTTAAAAAGATTTATTAAATCAGTAGGCTTTCAAGTACAGTTGCCTTTTCGGACAGCTACTAATATTAAAGCTAATAATACAAATAGCACTCAATCTATTCAAGGAGTAGCGATACCTGCAAAAACTATCAGAGTAACGACTCCTGTAGCACATAATTTAAGCGTAGAAGATCCAGTGCAACTTATTGGCGTAGGCAATAATAATATTATAAATAGTACTTATGATGTTTCAGCCGTAGGAAGCACAACTGAATTTGATTTATTAATAACAGCATCTAATAATTTGCCAGGATTTAATACTTTTATTACAACTGGTACATTTAAAAAAGTTACTTTTCTAGATCAGTTAATACCAGATGCACCTCCCGAACTGGGTGGACCTGCAAATGGTGGTTGGGATAATTATGCAACTGATGGAAATTTTGATGGTACAGCAGCAGATACAGTAAATTGTCAAATGTTAGTAGCTTCAACAAATGTTGATCCAGCTAAAACAGGTTCTCTTTTTACTAACGGTACTTCATTTAGTTACGTTCAATCAGGCACAGTCATAACTGCAACAGCAACAAATCATGGCCTTGCTGTCGGTAATAACATTAATGTTGTTATTACAAATGGTAATAACTTTAATACTTTTTATACGGTCCAAACTGTTCCAGACGCAGATACATTTACGCTGACATCCTTTGCGAGCCAAACCATTACAAGTGGAAATGGAAATGGTAACTTTTTAAAATTTTCTAACTTTACCACATTAACTAACGGTACTTTTAAAGGTAGAGCTTTTGCTTTTCAACTGGAATTAACAACTGGTAAACCTTTAGTTGAAAATATAGATATTCAACAAGCAGGTATTGTTGCATCATTTTCTGCAAGAACAGAAAGTTCTTATTTAACAGGTAATCCTAGTAACCCAATATCAATGCAACCGCAACAATCAGGTACAAGTCAGAAAACTGTTACCTTTGCTAGGCCATTTTTCACAGGTCTAGCAGGTCTTGGGGGTGCAAATTCTTTCAAGCCAAATGTAGGTGTAACAGTACAAGATTTAGATTCAGGTGAAACTGTAATAATAAATAATGTTTCTGGAACGTCATTTGATATTGGAATTAGAAATGCAGCAGATACTGGTTTTTCTAATAGAACTTTTACATTTTCTGCTGTCGGTTACGGTAAAGGGGTGTAATATGGAGGAAAAGATTTTTTAAATGGCTCAAGTTGCAGATTATGATGTAATCAATAATACTGGTGCTCAGGTCCGTGGAGACATTAATAATATTTTTGGTGCTATACAAAGTTGTAATAGTGGCCCTTCCGACCCTGTTAGCCCTATTGAATTTATGCTATATGGTGATGAGTCTGATAAGATTTTAAAAATTTATAGTACTACTAATAGCCAATTTACTGAGATAGGTAATATTAATGAAAATAATTTAGGTTTACTCCCAAAAGACGGTGCAACTGCTATGTCAGGCGGTTTGCAATTAATTGCTGGTGCTGCAAACAATTTATCTTTAAAATTTTCTGGAGATGCAGATACAGGATTATTTAGGCAAGATAGTAATGTTTTAGGAATAGTAGCTGGTGGCACTGAAAGAGTCAGAGTTGACTCAGGCGGTTTTAAAGTAAGAAACGGACATTCCTTACAAATATGGAATAGTGGAAATGGCAATAGAATACAATTTTCTTACACTGGATCAAGTAATCCAAATTTTATCTTACCTACAGCAGACGGTTCTAGTGGAAGTGTTTTACAGACAAATGGCTCTGGACAGCTTTCTTTTATAGCAAAACAAGATGTACCAACTGGATCTGTATTTTGCATGGCAGTAGCTACAGTGCCAGGCGGTTATCTTGAGTGCAATGGTGATAAAAAGAGTAGAACAGAGTTTAATGCTTTATTTCTTGTGATCGGAACACAATATAATACAGGTGGCGAAACATCTTCAGAATTTAGACTTCCAGATTTACGAGGTGAATTTATTAGAGGTCTTGACCGTGGAAGAGGCGTTGATTCTGGAAGGCAAATAGGTGCTCATCAATCAGGTGCAAACGCATCTCACAATCACAGTATTTCTGCCAGTGGTACAACTAGCACTAAATCCTTAACTGGTAGTGCTGATAAAATTTCAGAAAGTTTTAATCAAGGTAATACAAGTGGAGTTTTTGGTAGAGGCACAAACCAGACTTCTGGATTGACACCAAATAGACCTGACTCATCTGCCACTGGTACTCTTACTATTGATGCATCACATAACCACACTGTTAGTGTAAGTGGTACTTCTGGAAGTCAAGGTTCAGAAGCTAGACCTCGCAACTTCGCTATGATGTACATTATTAAAACTTAATCATGGCAATCGAACCTGGCATATACAATTTTACGCTCCAACGGAGATCGGATCATACAATTCCGCTTATTTTCAAGGATTCTAATAATAATGCGATAAATCTTACTGGATTTACTGTAGCTGCACAGGTATGGGAAGAAACACGCACCACAAAATATGCTGATTTCTCTGTTACTTATACTGATAGATCTGCTGGATCTGTAAGTATTACTCTTACTGATACACAAACTGCTACATTTACTCCTGATCTTTTGAAATATGATGTTTTATTAATTGA